AGCTAAGACTAGTTAGCAGAGTTTGTGATTCCGTAAGTAACAACATCAGAAGCAAAGCCGTATTTAGCATCTGCCGAAAATCTGAGAACCACGCGGACGTTCTGTGAACCATCAATGTCAGCCATATCCAAAACTTTAACTTCGTTCATGTCATTCAAAAGACCAGTTGCGAAGTACAAGTTAGATTTTTGAGCAAGAAGAGCTGTGTTGTTAGCAAGACCGTTAGCCATGAATACACGAACACCATCAAAGAATACATCACCAAGTTGTTGGTTTGTACCTTTGTTATCGTAACCGTTAGCACCTACACCTGAAGCAGCGAAGCCACCCAATGCACGAACATAAGCACGATAGATGTTAGAAGAAACGTAAAGAGTCAAATCTTCTTTTCCGTAAAGAGCAGCAGGACAAGCGTCAACGATTTTACCAAGCTCAGTAATAACGTTAGCAGCAGTAACAGTAGTACCTGCAACTTCTTGAGCTGATGGCAAAGAAGCATCAGTAGTCAATTGCGTCATAATACCTGCGAACTCACCTGCAGTTGCGTTAACACCTCTCCAAATTGAAGTTTCCATACCTGCAGCAACTTTCTCAGCAGCGTGTGCGATTAAAAAGTCAGCGAAAGACTTAGGAAGAACGTCAAATGCAGAGTAACCCATTTGGATAGCATCCCAATCTGAACGGAAGTCAGACTTACACAATTGTAAGTTTACTTGGAAAGACTCAGGTTGAAGAATACGCTCAGTCAAAGTGATAGTAGACGTAGGGTCAAAATCACAAGTAGCATTCTTGATGATATCATCAGTAGCAACTCGTTTGATAACTTGCTTGTACTTAACATTAGGCATAACGGTGATACCGCCTTTGTCTAAAGTTGGTGCAGACAATAAAGCTGCAGCGATGTACTTACCGGCAAACTCGCCAGCATATGTAGTAGTGATTGAAGTGCTCGTAGGCATAACTTATTGGTTTTTAATTAGTTAATTATTTAATGTTTGAAATTCTTGATAATACCGTGTCCATAGTGGTTGCGTTTCTTTTAGTCGCAAACTTGAATACATCGGTAGCTTGTGTGTTTTCAGGATTGAAAGAAATAGGCTTAGGCTCTTCGCTCAATTCAACTGGTGCAACTTCTTCTGCAACTTCAGTAGTTTGTGCTGAAAGTTTCGCTTTCAATTCTTCGTTCTCTTTTTTAAGTGCTTCGATTTCGCTGAAGAAAGATTCTTTAACGATAGACTCAACGATTTTTTTAGCTTGTGGAGCAGTCTCGGTAGCAGCTTCTACTTCTTCCTCTACGGCAGGAGCTTCTACTTCTACTTCTTCTTCCACTTCTGCAGCTTCACGAACTTCGGCAATAACACCCTCTTCGGTAACTACAAGGATACGCATATCCTCTAATTCGTACTCTCCTACAGGAACAGGGATTCTTTGTTCGTCTTCCGTTAGGATGAACACCGGTTGACCTGCTTCGAACATTTCTGCTTCGAGCATAGAGACGCCATCAGATAGACGCATAGTTTCCAACTTCACTTCTAAACCTAAAAGTGTGCGGACTTTGTTTAAGATTGATTTTTCGTTCATTTGTTTTTGGTTAAAGTTTGCCAATAATACCTTGGACATATTTCACTCCTTTGTATAATGCGTCTAATTCAGTTTTTGCGTCTGCGTAAAGAGGAGCAGTTTTAGGGTCAATTCCTAATTCTTTTGCCTTTTTTGCAAAATCTATCATTGCACCATCCAAATCAGAAATCATTTTAAGACCTTCGGTTTCTTTTTGTTTTAAAATAGCTTTTAGTGTAGCTACTTTACCACCCATTTCACCTAATAAAACATTTGCCATAGATAAAGCATTGGCATACAATTTAGGTAAGTCAGTAGCACTTGCTAACTCAACTTCGTGTTTTTCTAACTCAACCTTGTCCTCTGCGAACAAACGATTGTAAACTGATTTTGTAGTGTTCATACTTAAACAATTTTTAGATTTATATTTGTTTTATTTTTATCCGTTTTGACGTACGATAGTCCTTACTCCGTTAACCTCAGTTTGAGTAGGAGCAGGTTCGTTGACTTCAGCAGTTTTACCGATGCCTTGTGCTTGTAAACTTCCGTCACAACACTTGGTTGAGTATGTTCCGTCTTCACATAGGCAGCCTCTTTTGCTACCAGCACGAGGACTTGCTTTGCTTGGTGTTTTAAATTTGCTCATTAAGTAAGTTTTTAAGTTGTTCAATAATTTCATTTTTCTTTTGTTGCTCTAAAGACATTTCTAACTTGTCAGCGAAGTACCCCTCAATTGAGAAGCCTTTAACCTTGCCAGCTTTCACGTCCTGCCATACCTCATCATTATCCACTTTCATAGAAATCATCCACGTTCCTTTTGGCAAATTGAAGCCATATAATTGGGATTTATCCGATTTACTATCCTCAATTAACCAAGATTCTACCACGGTCATTCCTTTGACTGCGTCCTTGTGTTCGTATGTTGCGTTGGATTGGTTTCCGTTCTTGAAGAATAACTCCATAGCTTGACGCACGGTGTCTTCCGAAAAGTAGATGTAGTACTCCTCTTTCTTTGCGTTTACACGATAGATTTTCTTGTTAGGAATAAGAGCAGCACCCATTAAAATACGCTTCTCTGCGCTTACCTCTTTAAGTTCTACTTCGTGTTTTGATAGTGCAATAAAGTTCTCCTCAATGGCAGGAGATTCGACTACACTCACGGCATCAATTCCGCTTTGTGCATCTTTTTCGTCTATGATTAATTCAATTACTTGCATATCTATTCAACTTTTAATTGTTACAATGTTGCGTTTTTGATTCGGTTGCGGTCAAGTGCCTGAGCAGATGTTACCTCTCCTGAAACTACGAATGCTTGGACAGGTGTCTGCTGAATTTGTGCGAGTTGATTAAATCCTGAGTTACCTACTACGTTAAACGATGGAGACATTGACGGAATAGAGCCTCCGCCACCGCCACCGCCATCTGATACAGGAGTTCCACCTTCAAACTTTTGTTGAGATATTTTAGCTACATTAGCTAAACCTGAAGCTACTGCAATACCTGCTGCGATACCACCACGAATAGGAGAGTCAGGAGTTGGTATTGGTGTAAACTGAGAAGCGTAAGCACTTGTTGCATTCTGATAAGTTGTAATTAAAGCAGTTGCTATGTTAGCAGCCTTTTGAACTTGAAACGCACGTTTTGCAGCCTTCTCTGATTTACCTGCAAACAATTCACTAATTGAAGCAATTGCAGATAACCCATCTAACGTTGCTTTAACTTGGAATGAGTTTGCTTGCTCTGCAATCTTTGCCGCACGTTGACCCTTTACTTGAAGTTCTAATAGTTCTTGCTCGTTGGCTTTGCGTTTCATCTCAGCCTCCTCATTGAGTTGACCTTGCAAAACACTTAGTCCCTCTTGACGTATTTTTATCTTTTCAAGTTCTATAGGTTTTAGTTCTTTGTCTCGAATTTCGGCTAATTCTTTTGTTGCCGCTTCATAACGCTCACGAGCTTGCTTAAGTCTTTCTTCTTTTTGTTCTGCATAGTCCTCACTTCTATCCTTCTTGTCTTGCGCTCTTGCTTCTTCTCTTGCAAATCTTTCTGATTGTATTGTTGACCTTTCAGCGTCTAAAATATCCTTTAGCTCTCTTCGTCTTTCTATAGCATAAGCCTTATTGATACCCTGTAAATCGTTGTATTCTTTTAATGCTATGTTGTAACGCTCTCTTGCCTTCTGAGATAAGTTCTGACTGCGTTCAATCTCAAGTTTAGTAGTATTCTTGCCATTGATTTCAGCCATTTTGATTTCGTGGTCATAACTTGCGGCTATTGCATCAGCTCTTTTCTTGGAAGACTCCATTGCCATATTATTGGCGGCAGTTACTCTTTTGGCATTATCTTCAATGGCTTTAGCATTTCTTTTAGCAGCGTTGTCAGTTATACCTAACCAATCCGTAAAATCCTCAAAAGCACGAGTAACAACTTTTACATTAGTCAGTAAATATGCTAACGCACCAACCAAAGCAAGTACACCTGTGGTCATAAAGATTTTAGATGCCGTAGTCATACCCGTGAAACCTGATACAACTGCAGTTTTTAACGCTTTAAATGACGGAACTGCCTCTCTGAATCCTTGAATACCTTGCTGAATAGCCATTGCTGACTGAACCTTGAGCAAAGCCTTTTCTATTTGCTCTGATTCCGCACCAAACGTACCCATTACACCCTGAGCCAAACTGAACCCTGCAGTAACACCATTTAATGCGCCACCGAGTTTTTGAGTCATTGTAGTAGCAGCAGCATCAACTGCCATATCCGTTTGAATCTGAACCTTGCGGTAGTTACCTACTGTCTTTAATAAGTCTTGGTATTCTTGTGTTGCGGTTTGTCCTGCGTTGGCTAACTCATACAAGCGGTCTTCTGCCTCGCCCATACGAGTTGTGAGCGGTTGTAAATCGCCATATACTTCTTCAAAACTTGCAGAGACATCGTGAGTAGCTTTGGCGAGGTCGTCCATCGCCTTTGTAGCTTGTTTGGTATCTACGTTTATTTGTATGTTTTTAACCTCTGCCATTTTGTTTGTTTATAAGTTCACGTTTTGCTTGTTTAATTGCTTTCTTCAGAGACGTGTGTAGCTTGTATTTTCCTTTGGCGATGTCTATGGCTTCCGTGTTTCCGTAGAAGTCATCTAACTGCAGCATTGTGACTATTTGTTGTATCATTGGAATATGTTAAAGTATTCTTGACTCGTTGTACCATCTAAATAACTATAAGTGATGCGGATTGTATAAACCGTACCTGCTGAACCTGAAGGAATGCCTATTTGAATAATCTGAGAACTCTCCACAGGATTTACCGAGAAAGTTACATCCGAGTTTTCACAGGCTAAATCAGCCTGATAAGCTCCGTTAGGTAAGTTCACAGGATAGTTCACATCGCCACCTGCCGTAGCAGCTTTTGGAATAGGTATAGTTGAATTGATTACGGGTCTGAAATCCATTATTAGTTGGAAGTCTACATCTCCCGTGTTCAAGTTGCTCTTCATTTCGTTTATGATGTATCGCTTGTCTCGTATGATTAGCCTATCGTTGAGCTGAAGGTTTGTTAGTAGGCTTGTTGGTAGGTTCGTCTTTACGTTGACCAATCGTTGTTTGAGGTTGTAAAGGTTGTACAAGTAACTAAAATAGTATTGACTGAACTGCGTGTTTTGAATTGGGTACTCCAAAAGCGTTGACGTCTCAGGCGCAAAGTTTAGCGTAATGTCTGAGTTGTTAAATTCTAAGTCCTGCCCAAAAGGAGTGTAAGTTGTGATTGTTGAGTGACCACCTCCATCGTTGACAAACTTAAAATCCGTGACTTGGTTGTCGTATTGATACAATAAAACAGGCTTAGGAATGTACGGAGAAAACTCCCCGTTCAAAGAGTAGCCGAGTTGTAAGTCTTGCGTGCCGTTGTACTTGGTTTGTAGTAGATTCTCGAAAGGAACTTCGATAGTAAACTCGCCACCATCGTAATTGTATTGATAAGTCGTGTCTCCGTAGCTGCGATTATAGGTCTGAGAAAAGTTCTTGTTTAGGAAGCACTCGGAATCTTGAAACTTAAACTGAATCTTTTTGTAAAGCGGCATTCGCTCCATTTCTATAGTAGTTACGTCCGTGTGTTGAGAGATGTCTACAAGTGCGCCTTTGGAATACCAATCATCTAACGGCTCAAGCCAATATTCGTTTTCTACAAGCGAGTAAATGGTCATATTGAACATCAGCATAATTCCCTTCAAGAACTCGCCTACTTTTATATTAGGAGCATTAGCCGAAAGGTCTATACTTAAAGCCGTAGCCAAAGACGAATAAGTTACCGTAAGATAGTCCGTGTTTACCGAGCCTGTTGTAACGTAGTCAACTTCATAAACCAAGTTTGACCCTATTGTGTTAGTGCCTGCCGTGCGTATTTTTATAGTGTATAACGCATCTAATCCAATCACCTGATTAATATTATCTAAAGTGTAAGTACCTGTTCCAAAACCTACAATTGTATTGAATAAGTTTCCGTTTTGATATACGTCAATGTAGTAATCAGCCGAGCTTGTAGTTGACGTAACGTTGTAAATCAAGCGGTGCGTAATTACACCCGATAGCTCCTGAACGTGAATTGTGTTAGTTGCTGCCGTGTAAGTTTGCGTTAAATCGTAATTAACAAACGTAGGAACAACCGTAGTCGAAGTTAAGTCATATCCGTAAGAAGTTTTTACAAGCGTTTCCTTACCCTTAAACCATAAGAACAATTTAGTAAATCGCTCATCAGTTAGGAATGTTCCGTTAAATGTGATTCCGTATTTTGTCTCTATAGCTTCGAGAATCTTAGTTACCCGAACTGCAGGAAACAACTCATCTTTATTTATCGCTCCTGAAGTGGTGTGAATATCATTTTGAGTTAAGACGTTTACAAGCCAATTTGGAAAAGGAACGTTTACAGGTGTACTCTGATACTCCCAAATGCGATTAGACGTGATTAGCGGATACTTTACATCGTAAGCATTGGTATTGTCTTGGATGCGGGTAATAACCTGCGCAGAAGTAAAATTGTGCGATAGTGCCGTATAGTCTAAATCCGATAGTAAATCTTCTCCAAACAAATCTTTAAGCGTTACACCTTCTCCAAAGAACGTGATTTTGTAAGCCGATGGTTTGCCGTTGGTGATTACTGCTCCGTCTAATTGTAGTTTACCCTTACGAAAGGTAAATAAGTCTATTTCAATGTACCCGTCTTTTCTTAGATTCGGGTCAGTAGTTGCGTTGACATCTGACTGATACCAATGCTCGAAGATTGCGTTGTTGTGCGAACTTGCAGGAACGGTAAATCCTTGCGAAAAGTCCGTGTAAGTTTTAGATAAGTCCTGAACGTTCTGAATTGACGATGTTACGTTAATAGTCTCATCGTTGAAGAGTTCAATGCGCTGACCTTCGATGTATATTGTTACGCTTCTATTCATTACGATACTGAATTGATGGTGTCAAATGCGTATTCAAATTCCATTTCGTAGCTAATCAAAGACGAGTTGATAGATTTTTTAAGGTCTACGGATTTCGTGTTTAGCTTGGCAGCTTTCTTATCAATCAGTATTCTTTCGCTTAACATCATTTGTTTAATGACCTCATTGAAGCTCTCAGACACCCAATCGGTGTTCACTCGGATAGTTTCCTTTCCGTTAGCATTAAAGACCTTTCTCTGACCTTCTTTTGTATCGTATGCAGGGTAGGTTAAAGGCATCAGATTGTACTCCGTGTTTTCTACGCTCAATCCGTTGTAAGATGCTTTAAAAAACCATTCACGTTGCCAAGCACCAAACTTGTTTACGAAGTCAATCTGAACAGGTGTGTATTTGCATTCTGATTTAGGTACAAAGTTAGCCGTGTATAAAACTGCTCCTGCTCCTGTAATGATTTCTAACTTGTTGCCAACTGCTCCGTAAGTTGTGTATACTCTTGGAACGTCTCGCCATACGTTGTTAGTCAATCCTGTGGTTTGAGTTGCACCCGTTGAAAGGTTCGTGTATTTGACCGAGTTGCCGCTGCCTGTGTATAACGTCAACCATCCGTACTCACCTGATAAATCGTAATTGTAAGTATACGTTGATGGACTGAGTAAATAGTTACCCAAAGCAGGATTAGCTCCGTCTAAGTAAAATCCGTAGCCATCCAAACCAAAATGCGTTTGAGTTGAGCCTACCTGAATGAATGAGGTAGTCACTTTCTTAAAGAGCTTCAAGCCAACATTGCACCATTGCGCACTCGGGGTTGCGGTAATCGTGGTTACGATAGTCTGAAGGGCAGCGTGTGAAATATACTCTCTAATGAACGGAGAAACATCATAATATGTTGCAGGGTTATTTGAAGACGGAATGAGCTTAGAAAGCGTGTATTGAGGTGAGGCAGGCATTGAGCCTGTACCATTCCAAAGATAGATTTCTAATTTCGTTTCTATTTGCCCTGTTTCGTTTATTGTTACGATGTATGGACTCCTTGCATTTATGTTAGCCATTTTGTTTTATTATTTGGTCTACTTGTTGGTTGAATAATTTTAGCGCATCTAATCCGTATTTTTCTACGAGTTCCTCAGGTAATCTTTTATACGCAGCTTCGAATGGCTTAGTAAAAAACAAACTCGGTTTGATGCCGTTCATAAACACACTACGAGCAATAGCATAAGACAAACCTTTGCGGCTTTTAAACTGACCTCCTGATGTTCTTGGAGATAATCCTTTTCGCACAATCCATTTGTCAAATGCTTTAGGTGGGGGCATCTTGGATTTATAGGAGTAAGGAGTATTGTACTTCTTCTTCTTACCTGACACCCCTGCATCTTGAAAGACTCCATAGTCTTCCATTGAAAACTGAATCGACATAGAGTTAGGCATTGCTTTCACATCGCCTTTAATAGACTGATACAAGCGTTTAGATGAGTTCTTTTTCAGCCTTGACAAATTGCGTCTTGACTGACTAATTACATAGTCTCTAAACTTCTCTAACTCCTTTTGTACTTCAGTCTTCTGCATCCGTGTTTTCCTCCGCCTTAGCAGCAGCGTTCAAAATGTTTAATACAGGCACTCCAAATTTCATCGGCATTTCTGCGAGGATTGCTTCTAACTGCTTTACTTGTTCTTCATTTAACGTTATCATAGTTCGTGTTTTTACAAAATTGTAACCCCGATAGCATCAGCTACATACTCGTTTACTACGTTGTTGTCTTGTCCCCAAGCTGCGAACTGCTCCTCGGTTAAAGTGTAGTTGTCCGCCTTTAAGCACTTACCTTCTTCGGTTAAAAGTTCGTAGTACGTTGTGCAAGTAGTTGCAGTTGTTTCGAAGTTCAATACGAGTACGCTCATTCG